CCGACTTCGAGATGGCAATCTCATTGAAGTCGGAAGATTCTCTAGTTATATCCAGTTCAGATTTTGCCTTTTACCCGGCTTTTCGTGCTAACATATTGTTTCCACCTCAGCTTAATGGCTGACCAACCAAGGACTTACTAAACGGACGGTCGAGTTCAGCATTGAACTCTGGCCAACTGTCAGTCTCAAAGTATTGGTTGTAGGCTCGCCATACCCACCGTGGGGACCATTCTCCCATATCGAGAGTACCACCCGCCACATCTATAGGTATGGACAGAAATTCGGACTTTACCGAGTTTCGAAGCACGCTAAATCTGCGTTTAAAGTTGGGAAAGAAATCTGCCGCTGTGGACAAAATTCCTTCTATTCCTGGACAATCTGGTCTAAGCGTAGAGAGCCGCGTTAAATGGGACGATAATTCGTCAGGCCATACTAAACGTTTTCCTCTCCTGCCAAGTAGCTTTTTCCCTTCAGTTGTTACATTAGCCCAGACGGTAAATTCTGGGGCGAGACGGTTTATCGAGTCTCTTTCTTTCTGCAGCATATTATAACCCCTTCTTCCAATATTACCTACATATTTGCGTTCGCCATCTTGTGTATAGGCGAATGTAGACAGGAAGGGTGCGCAGTCTCCATCCGTGGTATCAGCGTAATAAGTCTTTTCCGGTGATACTTCGAATCCAAGTGATTTACAAAATGGAATATATTCCGTTTCGTGTTGTTTCTTGAATACTGGGAGTGTTAAGTTGGATATCGTGCAACTATCATCTGATAGGACACGTGTATAGTGTAAATCTAATTCAGCTTCGTTAGCATGCAATAACGCCGCATGCCCGACTGAACCTATGAATTGCGTAGCCCCAGAGCCCGAAACTAAGCCATTAACTAAGTTAATAGCATGCTTCGGTGTGGCTATGAGTCGCGGTGCATAGGACATCACATCTAGTTGAAAAGCGATTGCGTTGTTTAACTGGGATGGAAAGTATTGGTTATCCTTGATCAGGCGCGATATCGCTCTGAACAATTTAAAAGACCAAGTTCCGTCATAAGACGCGAAATCTTCGTTGCACACTGAGGGACCTTCCTCTTGGCGTTCCGCTATCTCTGAGAACATGGTACTCCATGCATCCCACGCTATTTCCTCACCTGAGCGTTTTAACCCAAGGTTGAGATAAAAGTTCATGAAAGCCGAGACATATTTCATGGCAAATGCTTCCCCGTGAACTGGTCTGTAGGGCGATCTGTGAAATAGAGTATAGACCGACACCTTTCTCAGAAGGGCATCGTCCCATTTTCCATTTAGAATAGCCTCAGTCAGTAATCCGGGCTGCACTCTTGTGCCTATGATGGCTCTCTTGTATTTATCGAATAGTTCTTTGTTTTGCGTTTCATAATATGGAAATCCGCTGTTTGAACCCCATTTCGCCTGTCTAATCCATTCATCATAAAATGTGATGTCTGGACGGACATCCCTTGCTCCAAAATGTTTACCCCATTTAGTCAAGATGTGGTCTACTGAGACGAGAAATCTCTTCAAAGCTGCAGGATCGACGTCTATAGGATTGAGGTACCGTTTTAGTTTATCCCAAAACTTGGGTACTTCTAACCTTCCGCGAATTGTCATAAAATTATCTCTCTTAACTCCGTTCCTAGAAGTATCTAGCCATTCAAGACAAGACGCTTTTTGCGTGTCGCCTGGAAGCAATGAAATGCCGTCCTTAAGAGAGCGTCTCCACATGCGTGAAAACTTTTGAGCGTGATTCTTAACCGCCGGTTTGTCTGCATTAGTATAATAATACTGACGACCGAACATGGTCGAAATCATCTGGTCGGTGCCGTTAAGATGGTTAGATTGTGCCTTCCATAATCTACTTTCTTTCTTAGGTGGATTGTTTACCGCCATAGTTGGTACACCAGCCGTGTTCATCAGGGAATATAGTTCAGAATTAAGTATCTTCTTATCGATGTCTAATGGGACGTCAGCCCCGATATTTTTCACAGGCCCTGCAGCTCTGCGATAATACCGAACTCTTGCGCCACAAGATATGTTACGACAACTCTGAAAAGTAACTTTTCAAAATTTGTCGAAGACATAGTCTTAATGTCTTCAAGATTCATCAGTCATCATCCTCCGAATATAATTCTTTTTCAGTTTGTGCTTTTTCATCTCCAGCTACGAGATTTTCAAGCTTTTTCTTACTTAGTGTTGTTCCGGCTGTGGAGTCATCGCTGACTTCGCTGCCTACGCTTGCCTCTCCTGATATCAATTCAGAAGACGGTTGCTCTACCGGTGTTGGTTCTTTATCTATATCTGCCATTTCAAGGATCGGGTCCTTCAATGGTTTTTCCAAAGGTTCAGATTCTACCTCATCTCCTTCGATTGTTGCCTCATACTTTCCTTCTTCCTCTTCGGGTTTCACTCCGTAAACTCCTGGTGGTGCAGCACTTTTGAAAGTTCGCTCTCTGTACTCATCAGGTGTTTCCTTCTTGTTACCGATCGGGGGATTCGTATCTGGCACCAGTTCGATGGGTTCTGGTGGTTCTGCCTCTGTGGTCTCTTTACTAGAGTCGCTTGCCAACGGCTCATTTGGCTCTGAAAGACCAACGCTGTCGTTTACTTGCTTTAAAACATTTACATCATAGGTGCATCCGATCAACTGTTTGTCCTTGACATAGACGTACAGTTCGTTCTTCGGCCCCTTTAGCGTGATGCTTAGTGTTGTAGCACTTAACGAGACGTTAATTACTTTTTCTGGCTTTATTTCTGCCATTTTAGCTCTTGATTCACTTAAAGATTTATT